ACGCCAGGCACAACAACAGTAAATGGATGGTCAGCTCTAGACGTCAACAACAAGCCAAGCTGGAAAATCACCAACCCCGGTGGTGCGTTTCAGTTTGTCGAAACCTATTCAGGGCCAGGACTCAGCAATGTGACCACCATCCAGCGCGTCACCGAAATCGAGCAAATCACAGACACTATTTCTACCTTCTCGCAGTAGTCCTAGCGTCACCAGCTAACGCTGAAACAATCGGTGGCGTGTCTGCCACTGCCGCTCCAACAGCAACCAGTTCTGGCAGCGTCACGAACCAAGCGGTCATGATTGCGCCTAGCGCAGCATTCCAAAACACTTACGGCAACGGCATTCAATGCCAAGGCCCCACACTCACCGTCACCCCCTATGTCAACAGGTCGAAAAGCTGGCAACTTCCGTATGTGGATTTCTTTCCTGATCCCGTATACGATCTTTCTGATCTTAATGAGGACGGGGTACTCGACAATCCTGGACGAGTCCTCTACACAATGCCCACCAGGACAGGTCAAAAAGACACTCACAACTGGTCAGGTGGTTTGTCGATCCAGGCAACAATTCCTCTAGACGGTGGCCTGCAGGAACGCTGCAAAGCGATGGTTGATGCCAACATTCGGTTGCATCAGCAGGTCGTAGAAACAAAGCGGCTTGAGTATGAAATCGCCAGGCTCAAGAACTGCGGCGAGCTGAAACTCAAAGGCATCGAGTTTCACCCTAAGTCGCCTTACTTTGCTGTTTGCGCTGACGTAGTGATCAAGCCAAAGCCAGGGCAAGTCTTGCCGCATAGACACGCTATTTCCGTGCCGCCCGTTGCGCCCGCCTCCTCTCAAACACGCTTAAAAGTGGAGCCTTACGTCCCAGCAACCCCTGGATCTTCTTCGCGATCTTCTTTACAGCCGGCTTCACAGCCTTAAGTAGCAGCGGAGTTCCAAGACCGGCGGCAACGCCTACAGCTGCGGTCACCCCTACTGTCGTTACCTGCGGCAGCGTGGGTATTGCTGCTAGAACTTGCTCAGGCAACTTGATCTCTTCATACAGGACGACGCATTTACCGTCTTGTATCTCGTAGCCAGCAATTCTTTTTGAACCATTTTGGACAAGCGTTCCAACCTCTTTCGCCCGCAGGGGCGGACATCTTGGATCAATGTCAGCCGGAGCAGCTTTGGGAAGTTGCGGCGTAGCTGGCGTTGGCGGTGGTGGTGTTGGCGTACTGGGAGAATTCGGCAGAACGGGCTCAGGGTCGAAAACTAGTTCCTCTGGCCTGTAATCCATCGGGTCAAACGCAGGCATGTCGATAATTGGCACGCCGATGTTGACCGTTACAGGCGGAGCTTTTGGAACGGACATTGCAGGGATGCCGTTCCAAACCCGGATTTCATTGATCCCAATAGTGCGAATCTCAGGCATCAAGCCAAACAGCTAAGCAGGTCAAGCTGATCGGCGCATGCTGGTAATGTCCGCCCGCCCCATTGCTCGCCCATCGCATCGGCCACACCTTCAAACGTGCGGCTGCGTTCTTTCCAGCGATCAGGGCCAGGTGGCATTTTGATGATGTTGCATTCTCTGCCGTCAACATGATTCGTCGGCCTGAGTCTCGGCAGGTTCTTTAGCCATAGGCAGGTTGCCTTGGTCTCGCCGTGTCCGTACTCCCACGGCTGAATAATCTGCTCAGGCTTGCAAATTGCAGTGCTGATCATGCTTATTGGATTTTCAATCGCCCAACGATCAATTGGTGCATCCATCAACAGGCGCACAAAATTCAAGGCATCTTCAGTGGCTGACCATGGACGCTTGCCTTGATAGGTCGCCCACATGCCACTGATCGCCAAGTAAGTGCATGGCGGGTGCGCGACCATCAAATCCCAGCCGTCATGCAGCACGTCCTCAACTGGGCCTTGATAGTGAGGGCCTTCAACCTCTGTTGGTAACAGGTCACAACTCATTGCATCATGGCCCCGCCTGCGGAAGGCATCACGCACCCTCCCGCTGTATTCGCAGGCAACCAAAACACGCATCAGAACGGCAAAGCAGGGCCAGTCGTATTAGGCATCAGCTCTTTAACTTGGCTAGGCATTGCTTCAGTCACAGAGTCGCTGAGCGTTTCGTGCATCTTTTCAATCATCAGAGCTTGAATCCTGTCCAGGTTCTGCTCGATCATCGCCGGACCACGTACCACAGCAACCACGATCACTGCGGTGTTGGCAGCAGCAAGGATAAAACCAGCAGCGCCGAGAGCGTTCAGATACTTCTGCATAACTGTCTCCAAGAAAAAACCTCCCGGCTTGGTGTGAGGAGTAAATCCCACCGGGAGGCTGCGGTTTTCTCGCCGTGTTTAGGCCCGCGTTTGAAGTGTAATCAGAACTTGACTTTGCCGCCAAGCTTCAGGCCATAGCCTGCATCGGTGTCTTCGTACTTAGCGAAAGAAACCTCGCCGTAGACATCGATTGAATCAGAGACAGGAGCGCTAACGCCGGTCTTAGCAGAGAAGCCAACTTCAGTGTCGCCACCATCAGGCTGCAGCCAGGAAGGACCGCCTTGAATGTAAAAAGCACCTTTTTCCCAGCCCACATGGCCATCCATGACAGCGCCGCCAAAGTTAGAGCCGCTCCAAGCACCATTCCACTCAGGGTTGAGGTAAAAACCGTCAGCTTTTGCTGCAGAGAGGGGAGCCAAGGCAAGAGCGCCAGCGGCTGCACCAAAAACAATTCGCTTGATCATTTGATTGTTGATTAGCGTTTTTCGTGCCCACCTTACAGGCTTTAGGCAAAAGTGCCGATGGGACGTCAGCCATTCTTGTTAGTGGTTACCCACCCAATTTGCATATTTCAAATGCAAGCCGGTGTATAAACCGTGCATAGGATGCTCAGGATTGTCACGACCATCGTGCTCGTATAAAGCGTGAATCCATCGAACACGGTTACTCATAGCCACAACATCCTCAGCCCCTGGCTTGCAGGGAATCATTGGATCAGGTCGAGTCATCAGCTGGAAGCCATCAAGCCATGAGCAGATGCAAAGGCTAGAAGCGCCTCAACTTTTGCCTCAAGAGTCACGCAATACTGCAACAACTCCGCGTTAGTTGGGGCGGCCGCATCTGCAATCGTGTTTGTATCGTTAGCAGCAGGCAAGGCCCCAGATGATGCAGTTGTTGTAATGTCTGCGACATGAGCTGACTGAACAGCAGCAGTGGCACCAAAAAAGCCAATCGTGTTGGCATTGATCTCTAGCTGAGTTGTCAGCGTGCCAGCAGTGGTTGTCTTGAGGCGGATTCGCCCATCCTCAGTGGTGTCTGAGGCATCGGCAATGCTGCCCTCAAATGCCGCATAGTCGATTTCTTGTGGTGTTGCGTTGTCGTTCTTGCCCCTAATAAAAACAGTGCTGAGAACGTCGTCGTCTTGTCCCGCTCCAGATGCCCCACGGCGGTGAAACAATGTGATGTCAGCCGCAGATGAAGGGTCATTGGCAGATGACTCAATCATCAACTGCGTTGACGCAATCGTGTTCAGTAAATGCAGGGGGAAGCTTGGCGCTGTGTGATTGACGCCAACATTTGCGCCAGACAGCCGAATTTTGGAAGCTAACGTGCCTGACGCGGAAGACATCAGATCAAGGAAGCCGTCCTCTGATCCGTTCGTCGTAGAAACAATCCCCGCAACCACACTGGCATAACCGTGAGGATTACCTGCGGAATCATTGCCGCGAAACTCAATGTTGCCCAGGTTGTCATTAGCCGCAGGTGATGCGCTGTTTCGATACAGCACAACGTCAGGAGCAGTGTCGAGCCCTGCATCGCTGTTTTCGACGATGACTTGATCAGTCGTATCAGTGCTGAACAGGTGCAACTGAGCAGCAGCCGTTCCGGTGCCAAGCTGAAACCCTGCGGTCGTGAACTTACCCGTGAGGCTTGAGTTATTACTAAATGCAACCTCATTAGCAGCAGTTCGGAAAATCCCCGAGTTGCCGGTGTCGCTTAAAAAGCCGATTGATGGAGCGCCAACGCTGCCATCTGGCAAATTGCGAAATAGCGTGCCATACGTGATTGACTTGTTTTTGTTGGCGTTAGCCGCCTCTGATACATCGACAACAGGGAGCAAATCCCCGGTTGCAGGTGACGTTAGCCCCGTTAGGGCTGTGATTTTCCGATCAGCCATTAGTCAGCAGGTTCAGCTGTGTTGCCTTCAGTAACCCATTTAAGGTATTCCCTGTAGTCCTTGTTTGCATCATCAACAGGGACAAACGCTGCTTCACCGGAAGCGTCAGTGCGCTTGATGCACTCAACTTGCCCGCTGATAATGTCTGTCATCAGTTTGTAGTTAACAGTGCTGCTCAAAGTTCTGCCTCCAAAGTGTAGTGGAAGGATGCTCCAAAATGACTTGGAACAGTGGAATCGTCGCTAAATACCATCATTTTACAATCGCCTACACTTGAAGTTGCAGCACTTTCACTGGTTGAGTCCAACCGCATTGAAGCACTTGCGCCGTCTTGCGGGTTGTAGATGACAACAGTTGGGACTGCTCTTTTAGTGACCTTGTAATTGACTGAATAATACCTAACGACCGCGCTAGCGGTGCCGTCCCTGGCTGTATAGCTGCCTGCAGAAGTTGATGCAGCGCCAGGCGTAGTGCCTTGGTTGTAGCTTTTTTCAAAATACCTTTGGCACCTAACAAGCTCATCACCGTAGCTTCTATGTTCAAATGGTGTGGCCTTCTCGCCAACTTCAAGTTGAACGCCAGTGATATACCATTCATTATCAGTGCTATCAGCAAGATTAACTACGCCAACTGCACGGTTCGCCTGTGTTATTGAAGCCCATGACGTTGAAAGAGTTCCACTGGTAAAGTTTGAACCAGCCGCAAGCCACCAATTGATATACAAGCTAAGCCCGTTGTCATTGTCAAAAGCACCTGTAGTGTCACCTGGGAAAGTAATAGTTTTATGCTCCCATGTATTTGCAGATGAGATTGAGTAAGTTTTTGAAATTGCTCTGCTGTTGTCGTTATCACGAAGCTCAGCGATATACGTCCCAGTTTTGTTAGAGCGTACCCAAAAAGACAAGGTTACACTTTCGGCGGCAGATGTTCCTTTTTTAAGGCTCTGCAGATTAAAGCCTTCAACACGCTGGTTGAAAATTAAAACAGTGCCTACGTCAGGGGAGGCTTTTGCAGTTGTGCAATCAAGTTTGAAAGAATTAGCAAATTCGTCCGGCGTTGTAGTGCTCTGAGAGAAAGTCCATGTTCCTGCTGTAGTTACGTCAGCATGAAAACGATCAACAGCGTGATAACCAGATGAGGTCACACTTGCTGTGCTAGTGCCCCGCTGCGATACAGTCTGCGCTCCATTGATTATTAAATTACGGTTACTTAAAGCACCAGCGGTCGGATACTGGTTGCCTTTGACTGTCAGATTGTCTGCGATAGCAACAGTCTGATCCGCGCTGATTGTCAGGGCTGTAGTTGGTGACGCACCATCAGATCCATCATTGGTGCTGATAACAAGCTTGCCTTTCTCGTCATCTGCAGTGCCATCATGAGACACCTCAACCTGAGCCAGCGCTGAGATCTCGCCACCAGACTGCTCACCTTCAAAAATCAGGCGGCTTTCACGGCCACCGTCAGTGTCTTCCTCTGTGCTGTTCTTAAGCGTGACGTAAGGCGCTGTGCTGCCAATCTCAACAAGCGTTCCAGGGGCAGACTCAGCAATACCAATCCGGTCATTGCCCGCATCAATTTTCAGCAGGTTTGCCTCAGCGTCACCCTCAACGCGCAAATCAACATTGGCGCCGCTGTCGTTGAAGACAACCTCAGTCGTTCCAAACTCAACACGCTCAACACCACTGGTAGCAATGCCCAGCTGATTGGCTGCAGGGCGGAACAGGCCAGTATCTGTATCTGACGCAAACGCAAGACCGGGAGAAGCGGCACTGCCGTTCTCCATCAGCATCGTGCCGTCAAGCTCTTGAATGACGATCCAATCATCATTAGCCGCGTTACGCAGCTTCAGTTGATTTGTGTTTGTGTCGGCCCACCACTGAAACGAATACGTCGTCCCAGGTTCTGAAGACCCACTGTTATTAGTGACAATTGCCGCTAGCGCATTGTTTAGGTCAGCTCTGACAGCAGCCCCGGAAGCGTTTGCGATCACATAGTCGTGAGTGGCCATAATTAGGACTGCTGTGTGCCAAAGCCAGAGGCTTGATACTGGAACTGACGATCAATAGCAGCATCTGAGCTGTTGCGGAAGGTGATCGTGAACCCAGTACGTGCCACTGAAGTAACCTCATAGTAATCCCCAGAGTCAAGGTTGTAAGCCGTGATGCCGACGCTAGGTGCTTGATAGAAAGCACTGTCAAACGTCACCGCTTTAGCGCCCGCTCCAGAAGAGATGGTGGCGCTGCCTTCTGTCCGCCTCTCTAGCTGCATTGTGAAGCCCAACTCATCAATAAGCGGTGTTTGGTCAATATGCCCAGAACTTAGTTCTGCCCTGAACTGGAATTGCCTTCCTGCAAAAGAGCCAGACTCCATAGGAATCCATTCACCAAAATCAATATCAGACTCAAGCTGGAACTTGTCACCATCTTCAGTCAAGAAAAAGTTACCGTCTTCCAGCAAAAGCTCAACATCAGTTGTAGCTAAATCGCTAGTCCTTAAATAAAGCTGTGCACTTGTTTCGTCCGGGATTAGGCCATCACAGTCAGACCAACGGTCAATGTTTTCATGACGGTCGTCAAAAGTGTCGGCAGGATAAATTCCACGAGATTTTAAACGTCGATCAAAAACTACGCTAAATTTGCCGCCTAAATCTAAAATGCTGTTAAAATAATACTCCCCAGAAAGATGCCGAATACCAAAAAAGTCAAAGTCTGGTATGTCGTCAAAGTCCGGTTTAGAGTCTAAATCTTCCTTTCCATCTAACACCAACCCGTCAAACTCTGAGCTGAATAGAACTTGATCCTTTTGCCCTTGGAATTTTGGCGTGTCCGTGTCCTCTCGCGTGGCGATAACCGTCAATCTTGGGAGCTGATCTGGCAAGTTAATAACAGCACTTCTAGCGTTACTACTGCGCTGCCCTGTTTCATCCTCAAACTTAATTAGATACTCACCTTCAAGAATAGGTAAAACCGCCTGACTGTTTGTTGCTTGAATTTTTGCCATTTCAACGCTGTTTGGCCATGTCCCTGAGCCATCAGTTACAGGCGTGTGCCGGATAATCGCAATAAACTTAGATCTATCTAGCGAAGTTGTGGGTATCCGCCATTTAAGGAGCACTTGGTTAGTGCCTGTTGGTTGAATCGTTACCTCATCGGGATCTGGCGGAAGCACAACCTTCCCTGGATCGTCAGGGTCAATGCCAGGGTCAGGGACACCAACTGTTGCTGAAATCCATTTTGATTTTTTGCTAACTGGTGCCGCTCCAACAGCTCGAATTTGAAAAGTAAGGTTTGCCCCTGTCAACAATCCGTCAATATCAAAACTCGTGTTTGTAGTTTCAAAATTGTTGTAATTTCCTTCACCTACCTTAAACCTTATTTCAAATCCAAAGGTCGCACCATTTAACGCACGCGACCAAGTCGCTGTCATCCTGTTAGTAACAGATTGTCCTGTCTTAATTTCACTCGCCGTTAAAACTAAGTTTCTAGGAGGTTCAGGTCCGTCATTGAACAACGTGACGTCTTCAAAAATTAAATCAGTGCCTGTATCAGCAGTTTTGTAAATACTGTCGTTATGTTGAACGCCAGTAATTGAATATGTTCCATCACCGTTGTCGGCAACTGATAAGCACCTAAATTTTTGGTTTTCAACGCTAGTCGTTGATATGGCCCAAAGCGATTGTGCGAGCGGTGCAGAGCTAAATGCGCTTACATTTATTACAGCACCTGAAACGCTACTAATGCTTTTAGACTCAATCGTTCCATCAGCCAGCGTGCACGTTAGCTTAGGATTTGAACCCGCAGGCAATGCAATAGTTTGATCTGCCGTGATCGCGCTTGTCGTGGCACTGCTTACCCTGCCAGCCAACCGCACACCTTGACGCATTTCATCAGAGATCGCAAAAATTTGCCCCGGCAAAACAACAGCGCCCTGGAGGCCGGTTGAGAAGCTAACGACCTCACCATCAAGTTCCTCCGCCGCCAAAAGGTATCGCCCCATCCGCTGAGCTTGAAACTTTGAGGTCGCGCCAAACGCAATAATTTCCTTAATTTGCTTGCCGTATTTGGCAATCAAGTCGGAATCTTCGACAACAACAAAATTCGACTTGTAAAAATTTTCGGGATCGTTATATCTAACGCGGATGCTTGTGCTGCGTGTTTTTAATGATGTGCCTTCATAATTAAACGCTCCGTTGATAATATTGCTGTTGGTATAAAGGTGGACAGGACTAAGGTCTGATCCGTCTAAATTGCCGTGGTCTGCCGTTGCTTGAATCGTGTTGGCACGCCAAAAAAGCATCCCACGAAAAACACTTGCTAAGTCTTGAAGAACGCTAAATGCTTCTGCTTGATCGCCAATTATGGTGTTACACGCAAACCTAGGCTCTGTGGAGCCATCAGGGTTTGTAACTGTTTGATTCGCGTATTGAGCTAGGGGATAAAGATCAACCCAGCTGATGTTTGACGCTTGAACAAAATCTCCGGCACCATAACGAGTGTTAGTGAGCATATCGTGCCAACAGCACACCGGGCATGTAGTCCACGCCTGCCTCAAGCTGCCATCAAACGTACCAACAAAGCTCAGGCTGCCGTCACTGTTGACAACAGCGTTGTGCGGGATACTTACAATCCTCCCTCTTATCTTGTAAGCCCTTGTCGGGACACTATTAAACTGCCTTGTGGATAGCGAAAGTCCAGCAAGTGCAGAAAACGGATAAGTATTTTTTGCAGATACACCCTCAATCAATGAGGTCCAAAACAATCTATTTGCCCGTGAATTTGCGAGTGGAATATCAGGAGCGACATCTTGAAAATTTGTAAATTTTACTTCAAAATGCTCTTCGCCTAAATCTATTTTAACAAGTCTAATATTCCACGGCCCAGTGCCATCAAGGCTTAAACGTGGCGTCTTAAATTGATAGTCGCTTGTTGACACGCCTGTAATAGTTTTGTCGTATTTCCTGACGAACGATCCACCCTGTGCCTGTATGTCAACAGCAAATCTGATTTTCCCCCAAAAAAGTTGGCCAGACGCTAAACCTTCTTTAGCAGTTGAAAACAAAGCGGGAATAGATAGCAAAAGTTCAACAAACTCAGACTTTGTGTCTGTTACCTGTCGAGCAATTTGTCCTGGCCCATAGCTACGAGCTAAAACTTTATTGTCTGCATTTAAGGTCTCTGAATAATTTTCCCCAACCTCAACTCCAATTTCGGTAACTGTTGTAGTGCCGCTTGACCCTTGGGGCAGCAAGCTTTGAGTTTCGCCGCCAACCCTAAAATCATAATCAACGTCATCTTTGAGAAAATTGCTGATCGGGGTCTCTTCTGCAAATACGCCATCAGACGCACCAACAAGCCCTTGAATTGGCCCTTCGCAAAGAAGGTCGATAATTTTGATGACAGAAGTAGAGTTTAGAGCCATGGGTTAGCCGTACCTATTAAACAAGCTGTAGCCATAGCTTTGCCAGAACAACGTCTGCCCTGCCAAAGCTCTTGCTTCAATAATTTCTACTTGAGGAAACACTGCTTCGAGCCCGCTTCCATCACCGTGCTCCACCCTGTGCATCCATTTATATGTTTGGCCAGCCAACAATAAACCTTGCACTGTTGCCTGAGATGAACCAAGAACTTGATTTGGCCCCTCTGTAAAATTTCCAAAAACAGTTAAACGATAAGTAAAAAATGCGTCAACTAACGTACTGCCAGCTCCGCTGACTGGCTCGTGCAATCCGTTCAGCAAAGAAAAGACAAAATCGAACTGCCTGCGTTCGCCCGATCTTTCGTTAAGTTGCCCAGTAAAACCGCTAACAAGCGTACCTGGCGTCAAATTTATATGCGTTCTTTTTTGTTTTATTATGTCATTGTTCCCAGCAAAATTCGTATTAGTGCGACGAACTTGCACGCCTGAAGCACTTTGGAAGCTGCCGGATGTTATTGCCTCTCCACCGATTGTTATAGTTTCGGGGCCAGGCGTTTTTATCGCAGTTTTTAATGGATCTGAATCGTCTGCAACTTCTACGGTTGCAGAAAGTAGATGGCTGCCTGACAAAATTTCGCCATAAGCAACCGGAATAACCGCTCCAGCCCCCACAGTGTTGGCCGCCCCGGTGTAAGCGTACGATTGCCGCCCATCAGTGCCTCTGGTGACTGACTGTGGGCCATCGGTGCTAGTAGCCTCAGCGGATAAAAATCTATTGCCTGCAAATGCACCTCTCAGGTTTGGAACGACTGGCTGCGGCGCGATCATTTGGCTCACGCCCCCAAGGATCAAAGAAGCTCCGATTGCGCCAACAGCTGTTGAAAACCCTGCAACTGTTGCACCAAGAAGGCCCGCGCCACCAGCTCCAAAGCCCGCCCCCAATCCAAGAAAGCCGGCACCAGCGCCAGCGGTAAGGATTGCAAACGCAACTAAACCAACACCCGCCAAAATTTTGCCAACGCCTCCACCTCCGCCGCTACCTGTCACAACCGGCGTCACGATCAAGTCATGGCTGCCAAGCGGCAACTTCAAGTCTGGATAATCAAGATCCGTTCCAGCCTGAATGACGCGATAACCAATCCCGTGCTCATGAGCTTCGCAAAGCTCTTGCATAAATTCAGGCTTATTGATGCAAAGCAGCTTGATCGCTTCTGCTGGTGATTTCAGGTTGAAATACTCGTGTTCAGCTCCGTATCGCTCGCCTAAATCACCTAGCAGCCGGACGGTCTGCTGCATACCTAAAGACCGCCGAAACTCTAGAGACATAGTATCGCCCTAATGGCTCGACCGCACTCAAAGAGTTTTGACGCTGGTGCAAAATTCGCTCGTCAGGCAACAGGACTGCCGCGTGCATTGGCTCCTTTGTCTCGCAACGCATGATCAAAACATCCCCTGGCTGCCGTTGCTCATAGCCCACAGCTTGAAAGCCAATTCGTTCGGCTTGCTGCAGAAAGATGCTTTCGGACGTGTCCAAGTCGTCAGGCCGCGCAAAATCAGGCAAAACGATTCCCTGCAGCGCGAAATAGTCCCGCACCAACGTGAAGCAGTCAAAAACGCCGTAATCCCACTGGCGCCCTAAAAGGGATTGATAGTTGACCATTCTTGTTCAGGCATAGACCAAATGTGCCATGGGACTCGCGTTCCAGTGCATGCCAGCTTGTCAGCTTCGCTGGCAAAGCCCCCCATTGGGTGCGAATGGACCACAGCTTCAACTTTGCCGTATAAAGCAGCCACCGCATAATCACGCGGGTCAATAACAAAATCCTGCTTAGGATCTTCTGCAATGTTGCGGCAACGCCAATAGCAGCCGTCTACAACAACACCACAAGCCTCATTAGGCGCTTGCTCTATTGCGTGACGTTCAGCATCAAGCCTGAAGTCTTGCACCGGGGAACCCGTCTTGCTCAAGAACCTGCCTGCGAGGAAGCAGCAAATTTGTAAGATCTAGTTTGCTTGTTAATTCAAATTCAACTAACTCAGGGTTTTCGCTTGCAACGCGGTCGATATACCAAGTTTCATCTTCAAATTTTGCCGTTGGGTCTGCTGTTGCATTTGTCGTGCTGAAATTAACGCTGTCCAAAAATTTTTTACATGTCCTTATTCGTTTCACCTCTGCCTGCAACGGCTTGTATAAAACAAGCAAAGCTGATATTGCATTGTTTGCGTTTGCGATTCTCATCGAAGGACGAGGCAAGGTGCCTTTAGTCGTTACCTCAAACCCATCTACCTCTATTGGATAAGCCGTGTACGTAACGCCAGCGAAAACAATGTTTTGAGTTAGTTCATTTGTGCCAGCGTGATAAAAGAAAGTGGTATCAATACCATTCACCGCCAAGGTCAATTTAAGCTCAAACAACTCAATAATCGCAGAAGGCTCAAGCGATTGAATCTCTGTTTGAATTGACGTAGGCGTGCTCATGCCTCAAACACCTCGTCAAATGTGGCCGTGATCGTAGCCCGGTTTAGATAAGGCATCGTTTTCTCCCACTGGCGGCAGATAAATTTCATACTGCTTGATTCACCTGGTGGGGTGAACTCGAAGTTTTCCACGCCGCCGCGAGCATCTAAAAATGCTTCAATCGTGTCGGCATCAGTTTCAGACACTTCGAAGGTCAGATCAAATGTTTTGGGGTTTTGATTCAACCCAAACGTGGTGCGCTGTGAGTACCCACTGCCAAACTGCGCGATCCGTACATTTGGTTCGCTGCGCTTTGTCGTGCCGTAAGTAGGCGTGATTGCTGGGAAAGTGGCCATTAGCTTGCGAGCAGTCCTCCAGGTCGTTTTTGTTTGATTAGCTCAGCCTGGACGGCTGCACCAATAGCAGCGCCAAGACGCTTGCCATTTTCATTATTGCCTTGGGCGTTGGTGTTGCTGGCATCTACGTTTACAACAATGCTAGTTGCCCCCATTGAGCTGTTCGGGACAATGTTGCCTTGAGCACCTGGAACGAACAGCTCAGGCCCACGCTCTCCGACCAAATAAGGCTGGTTGCTAGAGACTGAACCGCCAAGCGCCCTAGTCCCATACCCACTAAATGGCCCAGCTACAAAACTAAGCGGATTAAAACTGCCACCCATAAAGGAAGTGTTGACGCTTGAGCTAGCCGCTGGAATGCCCGCAAACGCACGAGCAACCCCCAACGCGATGTACTGAGCAATCATCTGCTGCGCTGTTTGCAGCAGCATCTTCGCAATGCTGTTCAAGAAATCAGCAAAGGCTTGCTCGGCTGTTTTCGTTCCATCAACAACAGCAACCAGTCCATCGAGCAGGCTGGTGGTAAATGCTTCGGCAAACGGCTGCGCTGCTTCCAGCACGCGGTTGTA